CTCGCGAGCGCAGCAGGCGGCGGTGTTGCGCTGACACTTCCCCCGGCGGCTACAGTTGCCGGACAGGTCTTTGAAATCAAACGCACTGACGGCTCGGTCAATTCCGTTGTCGTGTCCGATCCCACTTCCAGCATCGATGGGGAGTCGGCTGCATACCTTCAAATTCAGTACACATCGTTGACACTCGCATCTAACGGCAGCGCCTATTTCGTTCTATGAGCTATTTCCCGAACCAAGGACAAACCACGTCCGACCGCTCCCAAAGCATTGTCCCTGCCAGTGATTCTCCGCAGTTCCCAACCGGCAACGTAACGAAAAAATACCGGACGAACTGCGATACGCTTCCGCCAGCGCAGGATTGGACTACGACGCTGGGAAACGGAGACTTGCTTTTACTAGATGGCAACTGCCAAGGCGCTTCTTACTGGGTTCTTTCAAAGTCGCCATTCAACGTTGGAACCGAGTCAATCATTGACGGACTCGAAACATTCAAGATGCCGCTCGAGGCGTCTTTCGCGCTTCATCGTTCTCAGGCGGTTCTCAACCAGGAATTTGCGATGCAGATTGTGGATTCAGCCGCGCCGTCCTCCGCGCCTGCTGAGGTTGCAATATCCGCTCTCTCCCAGACCACCACCACGCTCACAGTCACGACGTCCGCGTCTCACAATCTGTCAGCAGGGCAGAGCGTTGGGATCTACGGATGCACAGATTCGCGGTTTAATTACGGCGCGTTGGTTGTCGCCAGCGTGTTGAGCGCCACGCAATTTACTGCTACTGCAGGCCCCGGCGGAACCATCCCTTCCCTGACCGCATCTCCGGCGGCGCTTGGATCTCCGATGCTGTACGTTCGGCGCAGGCTTTCGGGCAGCTCCGATGGAACGTCGATGATTTTCGAGAATGCAACGGTCACCAACGCATCGTTTTACGTCCGCGCAGCAAGCGGAGATGCGGTTGCATCCGGGACTGCGGTTGGAAACCAGAGCACGACGGTTTCCACCACGGCATCCGTGCAGTCAATCAACGCGATCGGCGCTTACTCGTTTTTCCCGTCGTCAAAATACAATCTAAACCTGCAGGCCGACCGTGTGCAGTGGCACGACGGAGCGATTGATTCGATTGCTGCGACAACGTCACGCGTGATCCGTGACTCGATCTGTCCGGATCCTGACAAGCTGTACAAAGCGCGCATCGTTGCAACAAACAACAAGGGCCTGACCGCACCGGTTGGAAAAATCGTTTCGGCGGTCAAAACGGCATCTACATCCGCAACCGTTACGTTCGCCGATCCGCACGGATTGACGGTTGACGATTATCTGGTGGGGTATGGAGTGCGCGATCAAGCCGCGACGTCTTTTGCAAACCTAACGACTGCAGCCAAAGTCGCATCAATCGTTTCACCAACGGCAATCACGATCGTTTGGGGATCTAGCGGAACTGCTACCTCGTACGGCGGCTATATGAGCCGTGTAAACGGCGGCGCTGTGCAAAACGGAGCAATTGCGCAGGTGTTCCAAAGCGTTTCAATTTCGAGCGGGATTTTGACCGTGACCGGAAGCACCACTTGGGCAGGCTTGGTCATCGGAGACTTAGTCGACATCTACGGTGTACGCAGTTCGGTGGACGGATCCGACCTTGGTATCGATGGCGTCTACAAGGTCCGCAATCTTGCCACATCAACCCTCACGCTGGAAACCGTGACTGGTGGGCCTTCTCCAGCCAATCTCGTTTCGACAAACTGCGGTGGAGGCGTTATCAAGCGCTCCGATTTCCGTATCTCAGCGATCCGTATTTTTGAGTACATCCGCGAGCGAGTTGAATTCGCGCCGCGCCCTTCCACCGATGCGGTTGCAGCGATTCAAGCGAACGTTGCTGGCGGGTCAATAAACGCATCCACGATTGCTTCAGCAGTTCCATCCCTAGGCGTTTCCAGTGGGAGCACAAACAGCACTCTGGCAGTCTCGATCGGATCCGGCGTTTCACAGGTCGACCAAAACGCGACGGCATTCGCGGGGACCGGCGCCGTTAACGGAACGTTGGTCGCATCGGCGAGGGGCGGGGCATCCGTTATTTCCGCTGAAATAAACGTAACCGCCTTTACGATTGGCGCGGCTAGCTACGTTTACTTCAAACTGCAAGAGTCTTCTGGCGGAACGAATTTCACAGACATCTGGATGTCTGAAAACGTCTCTGCCACAGGGATTATCCGCGTTCCTCCGATCGTTGTCGGAGGGCGGCGGAGATGGGTGTGCTTCAGCGGAGGCGGAGGCGCCAGCACGACCATCACGGCAACAATTACATCACTTGAGCTTCCTCCGGGATCCTATCCGATCCTTCGGCAGTACCGTGATTTTGCCGACCCAACCAATCACGGCATCATGATCAATAACGTGTTCAACGCGACAACACTTGGTGATTTTGCGTCAACACTAAAATCAACTCCTCCTGTAGTAATAGAGGGATGCAAAAAGGTTGCAGTATCGCTTTACAATTTCGCTGGCGGATTTGCAACTTCCCCGGTTTTGACGCTGGAGCTTTCCACAAACAATTCGCATTGGTTTTCTTCCGGGCAATCAATGACAATCACCGGAGTCGGGGCGTTTTCTTGCTCTGCGGACAATAACGGTTTCAGATACGCTCGCTTAAAAGTCTCGACCGCAGGCACGGCCACCACAGGCGCATTCACAAGCAACGTCCTCTTCATTAACGCAATGTCCTAAAATGAGCATCGAGCAGGCACTTTTGGCAGGCCTTTCCGGAACCACTACGGCGCTGGTTTGGGCAGTTACTAAACTCTGGGCTCGGTCGGAGGAATGCGAGGCCGACAGGCGCGGATTGCGGGTTGAAATAGAGAAACTGAAATCAGAACACGGACACGCGGAGGGGCGCTTGGAAATGTTTCACGCGTGCCCTCAGTCGCAATGTCCGTTCGGCGAACGAAGGAGCAAATGAATATGAAAGACTCAAAAACCACCACACTAGGCATCCTCACCATCCTTTCCGCAGTCATTAACGCGGGCGTGCAGTTTCTCAAAACTGGCACGATCGGAGATGCGGCATCGATCTTCACCCAAATCAGCGCTGGCGTCGGATTGATCGTCGCGGCGGACTCGAAAAAATGAACCTCCTGCTTTGGGCACTGCGGGCGATTGCTGCGGTTCCCAAAATCGCCGGATTCATCCATGAACTCATCGATGCAATCGTTGAAGCGCAGCGCGAAAACGCTCACGCTGATAATCGCGATGCTATCGATGCATGGTTGCGCGACGACGTCAACCAAGGCGCTGATAGACGAGGCCAAGACGCTCAACTTTCAGGGCCAGCAGAAACGGTTCGTGGGCAAACTCCTGCACCGGATAAACGATCTGGAGAGGGATAGAAAATGACACTGCCAGAAATCATCCGCGAGGTGCAAGAAACGCTCGGGCTCGACGCAGACGGCATCGCTGGTCCGGTGACATGGCGGGCCGTGCATCAACGCATCTGCGGCGTCCCGAAGGCGGCTCCCACCCCGCTGAATCATTCCGGCCTCGATAAGCGCTCGCAAAAAAACATCGCAACGATTCATCCGCAAATCGGGTTTCTTGCCGAGCGTCTAGTAAAGGCCGCTGCAAGCGCCGGAATCGATTGCCGGATTATCTGCGGACTCCGCACCTTCGCAGAGCAGGAGGCGATTTATTCAATCGGGCGCACGAAGCCCGGAAAAGTCGCAACCAACGCACGCGGCGGGCAGTCATGGCACAATTACGGCATGGCGTTCGACGTGGGCCTTTTCCACGGCGACGACTATCTGGAGGACTCTCCGCTCTATAAAGAGGTCGGCAAGATCGGACGCGGGCTCGGGCTTGAGTGGGGAGGTGACTGGAAATGGAAAGATGAACCCCATTTTCAACTCCGGCCAAGCTGGGCCGTTGGGATGGAGTCGCCGAGGATCCTCGCGGAATTCAAGCGCCGGATGGATTCCGGGCGCGATCTTTGGGTCTGACGCGCTGTCACGACCCGCTCGGGTTTGCAAGCCCGAAAAAAAACGAAAAAAAAGCTGGAGGTCTGCGGGAGTTGGGATACAAACGCAAATGTCCGATCGATGGTCGGTCGGACGACTCCAAAAACACGAAGATGAAAGATAATGACTCCAAACAAACTGAAGACGGTCTCGAAGAATTGAACGAAATCTTCGAGGCGCGTATCGAGCACTGCGAAGAAGCCGGTATTTGCATCGAAGACTGGGATGCCTAACTTCCACCCTCAGCCCCCGGACCTCCGGGGGTTGACGGTGGCGGTTCGCCACATAAACCAAAAAAACACGATGACAAAAACAAACTACGAGGCAATTGCCTCATTTATAGAGGCGCAAGCCTCACCGGAGGCGCAAAGCCTCCACCGCTGGTATCAGCGGTACATCAAAATCCTTGGGCACACCCGGGAATACGCCGCGTCCGATGCATTGGCGGCGGCGTGGGACGCCGGTTTGTGCGACCTCTGTAAGGAGGTCGAGGCTGCCCATCAGAGGGATGAAACGGCGGCGGAAACCGCCGCACGGGCGGCGGCTGAGGCCGCCAGAGAGGAATTTCTGGCGGAGCAAGACCGTCAGGCCGCCGCCGAGGAGGCCCTGCTGGCCTCCTTGTCATTAGCGGACGGGCTGTCCGCCGAGCAGTTGGCCAAACTGGCAAACATCGTCGGAGGTGCCGTGCGCACCTCTTACAACGCCCCACAAAAGGGGCAAGTCGCCCTCTCCTATCGGATGGGTGGCACCACGGCAAATAGCCGTGGCCACATATCGGACTCGTGGGAGTCCAAGTGGGAGATCTGGACTCCCGCACGGGCCATTACGGCCCAAGACGTTGCTCAGGCGTGCCAGCCTGATCTGGTGAACCTCACGCCGCACGACGTGGTGCTTTGGTCACCCGAAACCGGGGCGCCGGTTCTCACGGTGCCAAAAAGCGGGCACGTCGCCCGGGTGCAGGTCGAAAACATCGACACCGGAGAGTCCATTCATGGGCTCTCTGTTTTCCGCTCGGAAATCTCTGAGCGGGTTACGCTCGATCCGCCGATGTGGGTCGGCACGCCGTGCCTCGATGAGAGGCAAATTCACACCCTTCCAGATGAGCGGGCAGGGGTAATATATATCGTCAGCGGCATGGTCTTGGCCGCTTCGGTGGGGCGCGGCGACTTGCTCGCGCCGGGGGATTTGGTGCGGGATGCACAGGGGCGGGTGATAGGATGCAAAAGCCTGATCAAGGGAGGTGCGCAATGAGCACCATTCTTATGCTCAGCGGAGCCGACGTGCTCACGGTGTTCTTGTTGGGCTCACTCTCCGGCATCGCCCTAGCCGGAGCACTCTATCAGGCATGCAAATGGCTCGACCAGCGCGAGCGGGAAGCGCGGATCGAGCGGTGGAGGGAGCTCGGGATCTTCGGAGAGGAGGGCGCAGAATGATAACGGTGGAAACTGTAGGATCCTACTGTCACAAATGGCAGTTTGAGTTTGAGGGAAGCCTGTATTTTGGCTGGGAGCGGACTGAAGACGATGCGCGAGCGGAGGCGGAGTGGACGCTGGAGAGGCTCAAAAACGGCGAGGAGGTCGATCTTGAATAGAGACGAACGACTAGCTCTCGCCGGGATCTTGATCGGCATCGGAATGGCAGTCGGGATTTGGTGGATGAGGAGGGGCCTATAATGCCTCGCAAAAGGTCCGAATCAATGCTGACGCATTGGAAGCTCAGAGGTCTTCCGGTTGCCAAAGTCATCAAGGAAATAGAGAAGCTGCAGCCACACCTTCAGCCGTGGGCTGGAAGGATAGTGTGGTGGGATCGATTCTCGGAAGGTGTCGGCGGAGACGCCGATCCGGATCCGTGGAGGAAGTGGCTTGAACGGAGGGATGACGTTGACGTGCCTCCGGACGAGTTGAAGGATGCGCTTGTAAAAGTTGGTTACACTCCGACATACGCGGGCCTTAGGAGTGGCGCAAAACTTTGGAACACAGGCAGACAAAAGGGAAAGCCGGTTGTAACACACAAGCCGCCCCCTGACGGGATAATTTTCCCGCTTGATTTTGGATATGGTGTGCGGATGTACCGGATCAGCAACGGTAAAAACTCAATCATCTATCAGATGTATCTGGTGGGACAGAAGGAGCGGCGACGCCGGAACGGCTCCACAAATTACTGGCAGGTCCTAGAAGCGTGCGTCATAGAGACGCGAAACCGCAGTCGGGGAACCGAGCGAGTCCCGGCGCTCAAAAAAACAGCAAACACGGAAAACACGAAGCATGAAAATTGAAATCAAGCGGGGCCCACAACCACGGCCCCAGAAGTTGGTTCTCTACGGCCCGGAGGGAGTTGGGAAGTCGACGCTTGCGAGCCAAATGCCAAAACCGGTCTTCATCGACACCGAGGGATCGACGGCGCAACTCGATGTGGCACGCGTCGAGGTCAGGGACTGGACAACGCTATTGGGAGCGGCAGCCGAAATCCACCGGATGCCGGAGTTTGGCACATTGGTACTCGATACGGCCGATTGGGCCGAACGGCTTGCAGTCGTCTCGGTGCTCCAAAATGGGTCTAAAAAGAGCATTGAGGATTTCGGGTATGGCAAAGGCTGGGTGATGGTGGCCGAGGAATTTGGTCGGCTCCTTACTGCCTTGGACGGAGTCGTGAGGGGCGGAAAGCACGTCGTGCTTTTGGCTCATAGCAGGGTGGTTCGGTTCGCCGCTCCGGATCTGGCGGGCGAGCATGACCGATACGAGCTCAAAATGTCGAAACAGGTGTCTCCGCTCGTGAAAGAGTGGGCCGACGCCATCCTGTTTCTGAATTTCCAGACTAAGGTGATTGAGCAGGGAGGAAAGGGCAAGGGGGTCGGCGGCAAAGAGCGGAAACTGCATACATCGCACACTGCCGCCTACGACGCCAAAAACAGGCACGGACTGGAGGAAACTCTGCCGTGCGACATCCGAGCATTGGACCCTGTATTTAACGCGGTTTTGGCCACATTGGAGGCCACTCCAGACGAGGATTTGCCGGTAGAATTCACGGACACAGAGCTTCTCTTCATCGCCGCCAACGGATGGGCCGGAGACGGCGGGCAACCGACGCCGTCGGTGCTCAACCGGATTCGCTCAAACCGAGAAGGGTTCAATGAAAAATTCCGGGCTTGGAGGGATGCGAAATGAGCCAAAAAATTCTCGCAATAGATCCCGGCACGGAAAAATCCGCGTTTATCATTTGGGACGGCTCGCGGATCCACGAGGCCGGAATTCTGGATAACATCGAGCTTCTCCGTCGAATCAAAGTTGGAGACTTCAAACACTGTGACAACGCCATCGAAATGATTGCGAGTTACGGAATGGCAGTCGGGCGCGAAGTTTTCGAGACTTGCGTCTGGATCGGGCGATTCGTTGAAAGGCTTGGAATTGTGACGCTTGTCTATCGCAAGGACGTTAAACTAACGATTTGCGGATCACCGAGAGCCAAGGATGCAAACGTGCGGGCTGCATTGATTGATAGGCTCGGACAAGTAGGGACAAAAAACAATCCGGGGCCGCTGTACGGCATGAAATCGCATTTGTGGTCAGCACTCGCCGTCGCCGTGACCGCGCTCGAACAGGAGGACGGAAAATGATCCGCCCATCCTCTCTTCCGAAACTTCAGGAGTGCCCGCAGTTTGAGGGCTCTTCGTCGCCGTCGCCAGCGGCGGAACGCGGAACGCGGATCGACATCCTGTTTCGTAGCCTCATTGAATACCAAGGCAGGCCGGAAATTCGAGAACAGACCGAGGAAGATTCGGTTGCGAAATGGGCGGCGGACTATGTGCTCGCTCGCTCGGGGCTCGAAACGGTTTTATGCCGGGAACAGGATTGCAGGATCGATGTTGAAATCGATGGTCAGCTTCTCGACGGCGGGACGTGTGACGCGGTTTGTCCGGACAAGAATCTTCTGTTCGATCTTAAGACCGGAGAGATCCGCGACTATTACAGCCAGATGGCGGCCTATTCGCTCGGGTGGATGAAAAAGACGGGCGCGACTTACTGGACGGCGATCCTTGTTTTTGCCGACAAGCACGAAATTCGCGAGTACCGATACACGATCGAAGGAGCAACGCAGACGGTGCGCGACATCGTGCGAGATCGCCAGCGCGATAACCCAAACCCGAGGCTGTGCGATTATTGCGGATGGTGCGCGAAATTCGACGGCTGCAAGGCGGTTGTTGACGCGGGTATGATCGCTCTCGCAATGGTTCCAGAACAAAGCCGATTCTCCGCTGTTTTAGCGGATCCCGTGCAACTCTCTCGGTTCCTAAAATCGGCAAAGGTGATCGAAGAATGGATAGAAGAGGCTCGATCAGTCGCCAAGGCCAGACTCGCCGACGGGCAGTCGGTTCCCGGTTGGAAGATCCAGACTCGGAACGGGCGCGAAACCGTCTCGGTTTCGGATCTGATAAGCGCCGGGGCGGACGTCAGAAAACTTCTTCCGGAGACGGTTTCCGGAAAAACAGCACGGGAGGCGCTGGAAGACCTCCCAGAAACACTAATCAAGCGCGGGCCTGATATTCTTGCGCTTGTGCAACAAAAACAAAAAACACTGAAAGAAGAATAAAATGCCATCATTCACAGCAACCGGTAAAACAGGCGGCGGCGGACGCATTGAGCCGGGAATCTACAAATTCGGAGTCCTCGAGGCCGTCGAGAAACTCTCGACGAACGGAAACGAAATGATCGTTCTGAAGCTCGAAACGGCAGACGGAGATGTGATCCAAGACAAGCTGGTCTTCACCGAAAAAGCGCTTTGGAAAATCGAATCGTTTCTCGCAAGCGCCGGAAAAAAGCCGGAGAAGGGACAAAATATCAGCCTGAGCACGCGGGACTGCCTTGAATTCGAGGTTTGGGCGAAGATCCGCCCGCAGAAAGACAAGCCGGAGTATAACGAGGTGGATCGGTATTTAACGCATGAGGAGGCCTTAAAACTGAGGTCAAAACCTGCAAAAACCACCAGCCATCCGGTTGACGATTTCGATGAAATCCCATTCTGACGAAAAGCCAATCTGGCTCGATGAAATCGACCGATCGATCCTGTTGAACTCATGCTGGGACAAGCACGAGATGGTTCGGGCTCTGCAGGAGCTTCGGGAGCGGATCATGTGGAGACTATCAAAGGAAAAAGAATGTGAGAGGATACGAACAACAACCACACAACCGACAGACGGACGGTGACGCCTACGTTTTCCGTTCCGGTGCGATCGCAGAGGTCAATGCGGCGTGCGACCGATGGCTCCGGAGACGCGGGATTGCGACAATGAGCATGTCGGCAGTGATCAAGCAGGAATGCTCCGCAGACGTTAAGCGCAAGTTTGCAATGCTAAAAAAAATCAGGCGAGAGGACTCGGAAACGGCGCTCTCGGAGGACTAAAACACTCCCCCGGTCAGCGAGAAACTGGCCGGGGGCTTTTTGTGGCAGAGACTTTTGACGAAGAATGTGAAATCCGGTTCCGGGCGGCAACGGAGCCCGAGATTAAAGCGGCGAGGATGGCCGTAAAAAGCGGGATGGCGGAATGGGTGCCTTGGCTGCCATGCGAGGATGGAGAATGCAGAATTTGTTGGAAATGCAGATTAGAAAAAACACGAAACAATGACCGATTACGATCAATTCATCAGAGCAAAAAAGAAGACGGCGGGCAGCTTTGGTTTTGAACCACTGCCAATCAAAGCTCCGCTGTTCCCGTGGCAAAAACAGATAGTCGAATGGGCTGTCAGGAAAGGGCGCTGCGCGCTCTTCGAGGATTGCGGACTGGGCAAGACTGCGCAGCAGCTTGAATGGGCGTCTCAGATTGTCAGAAAAACGAACGGAAGCGTTTTAGTCCTCACTCCGCTTTCTGTCGCGCAGCAGACTGAAAAAGAGGCGCTCAAATTCGGGATCGAAGCCAAATGCATTTCTTCGGACGATGAAATTTCAGCGAGCGGAATTTGGATTACAAACTACGAGAAGATTGAGCACTTCGATTGCTCGCAATTTGCTGGCATTGTTTTGGACGAAAGCTCGATCCTTAAAAGTTTTACTGGGAAAACGCGCAGGCTTTTAACAGAACGATTCAGCAAAACTCCGTATCGGCTTTGCTGCACGGCAACGCCGTCTCCAAACGATTA